TCCCCCGCCCAACCTGGCCCAGCCCCATGCACCACCCTGGACAACACACCCACCCGCATCAAGCAGCGCATCGAGGGCGCAAGCAGATCCGCGGATCGATGAAGGCCGCAAGCTCGCAAGCATCCAAGCTCTCAGATATTGCATGAGGCCGCAAGCCTTCAGCCCGCAAGCACACATACAGATCGAGGCCGCAAGTATATATACAGACTCAGGCCGCAAGCCCCAGCACGCACGCACAGCCGCGCACAGGCACGCAAGGGGAAAGGGCGTGGGTAAGGGGGGAGGAAGGCTCAAATCCTCCTGTACACAGAGAGAAGGAGGGGGAGGGTGCGATTCTCCCCCCCTGTATGCACCCAATACCCCCACTTTTATAACAGCTATTAAAAATCTAAGAGTTTGACACACATGTGCAAATGAACTAGTCTTCATGAACCGTAAATCAATAAGGAAGTTAAATGGAAGCATTCCAACCTAAGCCAAACGACCCTGCACTAGACTTGGTCGGTAACAAAACCCCAATCACTTTGAAGAACGTCAAGTTCTCTGAGTGGGCGAGCGAGGAGACACACTGTTTCCAAGCGACCATCTACCTAGATGGCAAGCGAGTCATGAAGGTATCCAACGATGGACATGGCGCACCCAACCAGTACTACCACACCAGCGGTCAAAGCCATGAAGAATTCAAGCGTCAGTTTGAACGCGCAATCCAGATCGGTACTGACTACATCAGAGAATCGCGTGACGATACTTGGGACAAGTGGTCGCATGAATTAGCGGGAACGAGTGAGCTATTAGACTGGCTTGTCTCTGACCTACTCAATGAGCATCTCACCTTGAAGGAGATGCGCACCAAGATGAAGACCAAGACCATCTTCTATGACAAGAGGCTTAAGAAAGTTTTCCACTACAACCAGAAGCCAACACCCGAAGCGTTAGCCATGTACAGAAAAGAACAAGTGCACGCTTTATTTTTCAACAACCTTCCCGAAGCGGAAGCCTTTTACTATTGGAGGAAAATTTAATGGAAACAATAATCGACAAAGACTTCTTTGAAGTAACTTGGGGTGATGGATATCCATTGACCCCCAAGAGAGGAATCGCATTGGAAGATTTAATCTCATTGTCTGACAAATGGGAATTGGATAGCAAGTTCATCTCTCGCTTAGAGCAAACCAATGTTGGGGATAGACTGAGATACACTGACCCATCTGGTGAGGTGTTCTTCGAGCGAATCACATTTGAACATGCCAAGCAGGAAAGCAATCCTTACTCCCTGCTTGAAAGCATGCTTCTCAAATCTGGATTCAATCTTGAATACACTGGAGGCGGTTGCACCTGCTTCACAAGCCAGCTTGATAATGACCATTGGATTATGGTCACGGATGGTGATGCGGGTACTTACTTATCTGATGGACAAATCTGGATCGGTTTATACAGAGGCAATCCATTTGAGAATCAGGAGATCATGCACATGACTGCCGAATTAGATCTGGCAGTCGCGGATGGCATCGATGACACCATCAGGGTGTTGTCTTACTTCCAACCCAAACTGAAAGAGTGGCTCCCCGAAAATATATCCAGCAAGGAGAACTCATGAGCGATCTTAAGTGGTACTCAATTCAAATGGCAGATGGGTGTTCATGTGAACGCCCTGCCTCCAACCTAATTGAACTTGTCAAAGAGGTTAACAAATTCATGCGCGACCACACCTACCATGAGGATGAGATCCTTGCGATTGATTACCTTGGTGATGAGTGGCAAGCAACCCCAATGAAGGAGACCGACGATGCCTGAATTCAAAGTCACCGTGACCAGCGGCTATAAGAAAATCTATTACGTTCAGGCTGAAGATTGGGAGCAAGCCGAAGAGATTGTTTCAACAACTGAAGTTGATCCCGATTTTGAAGAGTTCGAGAGCGATACGATTACAGCAGAGGAGGTCGAAGATGAAAGTCCTTGATCTATTCTCAGGCATTGGCGGCTTCTCATTAGGGCTGGAGTGGGCAGGGATGTCCACTGTAGCCATGTGTGAGAAAGATCCCTACTGCCGAAAGATACTGGCCAAGCATTGGCCTGACCTAACAATCCATGAAGACATAAGGAACTTAGATGGAAGACAATACACCAAATCAATTGACCTTGTTTGCGGAGGCTTCCCCTGCCAGCCATTCTCGGTTGCAGGAAAACGAAAAGGAACTGACGATGACCGCCATCTCTGGCCTGAAATGCTTAGAGTCATCCAAGAATCCAGACCAAGATGGGTTATTGGAGAGAATGTTTTTGGGTTCGTCAACATGGCACTCGACGATGTGCAAGCTGACTTGGAGAGAGAACATTACGAAGTCAGGAAATTCTTATTACCGGCTGTTGCCGTCGATGCGAGACACAGAAGAGATCGCATCATCCTTATTGCCTACTCCAACAGCCCAGCAATATGGGACATCCCAGAACGGCAAGCGCAAGGACGGAACAACCTACAAGCAGGCAGGCAAGCCATCACTACACACGATGGCTCGCCACAATCTCTGGCCGACTCCTCGCGCCAGCGAATGGAAAGGGACTGGACCTCTGGGGTCGAAGAGTCACAACCATCGGGTAGCCAAGGGTTATCTGGATGCAACAGTTCAGGAGGTGAACCAAGAGTCTGGCAAGCTGAACCCTGCGTGGGTCGAATATCTGATGGGGTTCCCAACAGGGTGGACCGAATTAAAGGGCTAGGCAATGCAGTTGTGCCTCAGTTGATACAGGCAATAGGTGAACTAGTAATCAAAGCAGACAGGGAGATGCGTAATGGTAGGTAAGAAACAAAGAAGCGGTGGCTTGAGGGATAACTCAAGCTCACTGCATACATTCAAGAAAGAAAGAGACTTCACCTGTGAGTGGTGCAAAGCACCATTCAAGAGCGTGCAATCTAATGTGAAGTATTGTTGTAATGCTCATCGCCTTAAGGCATGGAGAGCGCGCAAGGCTTTAAAGAAAAAGAAACCACTGACTACCCTGGACCGTAAGGGGAAAAACTTCAGGGCGTTTCGTCTGGTGAAATCTCCTCCGACTCTGGATCAATCTCAATCTCCCCCTCAATGATGTCCCCTGGAATCTCTTCGGGCGCAAGCTGGCTCGCAAGTTCGGGCGCAAGGTTGTTGGATTCAATCAGCTTCATCAGCCTGGCTTCGACCTCATCTCGATCCATCTGCTCGATGCGTCCGTGCTTGATCTCTTTCTTCTCGACCATCAAGCCTGCAAGCTTTGCTCTTCCGAGCTCTGCTTGTACGGCAGCGGAATATTTCCCCTCCTCCACTGCACGATCCCTGATCTCTTGAAGGTCACGCGCTACTCGCTCAAAGGTAATCTCATATTTCTTCTGCTCACCCTCTTGAAGTTGCCTGATCTTTGCCTGCACATGAGCGAACTTGGGATGGCGCAAGAGTTGGGTCGCAACCTCAGTTGGATGTGAATAGCCTGCACGGTGAGCGCACTCTGTATTGGTCAGATCCTGGTAGACATACATCTGCACAAACTTCTGTTGCATCTTACTCAAAGGAACCTCTCGTTCCTTCTTCAGTGCATGCTCATGGGGATCATTCAGAATATCCTCATCCACCTCGATGGGGTCGAGGGGTTGTAATTGTTGTGCGCTTGTCATGCTTGTCATGTTTGCAATTCTAATTCAATTAGTTTTTTACATTCAACAATATTTTTTCACGATCAAACCCTGGCCTGGTTCTGGATTTATGTGACAGCCCATAAAGCTGTGATCTTTTCGCAGGGACAACCAGTCCATGAAATTTAAATTCACTACCACTCACACCGACAGGTATCTGTGTGATCTCACCCCCTCTCTCCAGATACTCATCCACCATCACCTTCAACTCATGACTCTCATCTGCTTTTGTTTTGCTCATCACATCATTCATCATCTTGCTCATCATCCCGTTAATTATATTTTCTTTTTTAATTTCCCAAAATTTTTTTTATTTTTTTTCCCTCCTCTAAGAGGGGAGAAGGGGGTTCCCCGTTGGGGAGAACTAGTAAGAGTTCTCTCCCCCTCTTTAGAGGTGCACCTATGCACCTATGCACCTGCCTTATAAATCAACAACTTACAGCGCGTAGGTGCAAGGTGCACGCCACTGCACGCTGCACCTACGCACCTACCTGCACCTACTATATAAATCAATGACTTAACCACTTATCCACAGGGGTAGGTGCAAATCCGAAAACACCCCTTGCACCTACGCTTTTGCCCAAAGGTAGGTCGATGCCGAAGCTAGAATTTACTTTAACTTTCATCGCTAAGTGTTCCGCTCACCCTCGCCAGTTCCTGCGAGATCTTCCTCATCTCGGCCAGGGTTTCATCCATCTCCTCGAACATCTCGATGATTCGATGCACCTTCTCTTCTGACAGCTCCAATTCAATTGTTACTTTCGGCATTGATTCTTTTCCTTTGTCGGTGTTAAGATGCGTTCACCCTTTTGCTTTGGGTGTAACCTCACTACCAATATCCCCCTGAGTTACTCCCCTAATCGAGGCCACTCTCTCTGGTAGTGAGGTTTTTTTACCTTATCCCTGTCACCTTATGTGTTTGTACGCTCAATCTCCATCGAGTGTTGTGTTTGCAATACTCAATAGTCCCGTCTGTATTCTCCTCGATCCGGTCGCCATCCATGGGCTGAAGTAAAAAATGTTTAAAGTCCAGGGCCAGATACTGACTAGGGTCAACACCTTCTTGTGGGTATACCAGCTTCAACTCATCCCCCTTCATCACCTTAAGTTCTGTATTTGCCTTGGGACTAACACAGATCCAGTCAATCCCATCAGGTAAATCTACGGTGCCATTTGTTTCAATCGCAATAGAGAATCCGTAACCATGCAACTTGCTGATTAACTTGTCATCAACCTGTAAACCAGGCTCGCCTCCTGTCAACACAACCAACAGGTTATCTGATGACGGCCTCCACCAGGCTTCATGTATCTTTTCAGCGAGTTCAAATGCAGTAGGAACCTTGAATCCTCCAAGGAAATCAGTATCACAGAACTTACATACCGCTGTATCCCTATGCTTCTCCTGACCTGACCAAAGGTTACAGCCAACAAAGCGACAGAACACCGCTGGCTTCCCTGCGTTAACTCCCTCGCCCTGTAGTGTATAAAATATTTCTTTGACGCTATACATTTCTTTGCCTACAGGCATCACACACACCGCAATTTGTGCCGTTGTAACAACTCATTGTCTCATCCAGATAAAGATAATAATGCTTATTCAACGCCTCCCTTTCCTGAAACAAGTCTTCCTTGGTCGAGTTAATCAGAGGGGTATGTATACGCACAGGGTAAAGCGAAGCCTCCTCCTGTCGATCAAAGAACTCACGCCTGCAATCAGGAAAGTTTTCATGATCATCCTTGTTCGATCCAATATAAATGTCATGACAATCCAGTGTCTCTGCCCATCCAATTGCCAGGGCCAGGAAGATTGCATTCCGATTAGGGACAACAGGTGGGCCTGACTTAATCATCTCTTCACCCGTAAGCATTGAGTCATAGGGCAGCGCCATGCTGATGATCTTATGCTGTACAACGCCATACTTTTCAGCGAGCTTCTCTGCATAATCCAGTTCAACATGATGTCTTTGCCCGTAATCAATGCTCAATGCGTAGATCTCATGCTTGGGATCTTTGTTGGATTCATCAGCTAATATCAATGCGCTGTCAAAACCACCGCTTAATAAAATAATTTTCTTCATCCAATCAACTCAAAGTTCTTATACCCATGCTTTGTTCGATTCCATGTAGATGCCGAAGCATGCGATTCAATTCTGTCCATCAGCACCATAGCCCTTGTCTTATTAGTGAGGCCACTTACATATGGGCCTTTCCATTTACCATCCATACCACAACTTCTGCCAACATTTGTGCTGTCTGCCGAAGAGAATGGGAAGTGTGAGAATACTGTTGGGTCCAGCATGCGTAGTCCATGCAGCTTTGTCCTGGCTATCCCTTCCTGATCACAACATATCTCCATGGCCTCGGACATTCTATTCCACCAGGATTCATTACCTACTGTTGAGTAATCTCCAGATGAACCAAATGCTATTCGCGCGTATGAGTTCACCAACTTATCAAGCAAATCCAAGGGTTCCGAAAGGTGCCAGACAGGAACTCCCTTGTTCCACACATCAAGATCAACGGTTGATGCCCAGGCATCCCTCATCTTTTCATTCTCAACATGATCACCATCTATGACATCAGGCATGACATACCAGTCGAATCCTGGGTGCCTGTGCCAGAAATTAACGAACTCTGCATACCCCTCAAGATCAAATGGATTGCCAGATTTCCATGTGCTAAACGCACCATTGTCTATGGCGAATGATTGACAGATCTCTGCCACCAAACCAATGCTATGATGATGCGCATAGCTGACAAACCCATGCTTACCCTGCATAACTACTTCTGTTTTCAGTCCACCAGAAAAGGGGACACCATGATAGTGAATCATACTACGAACACCCCTTCACAAAGTTGTTTTGTATCCATCTCTGAACCACCAGATGTGACTTGAATCCTTTTCAAACTGCTCTATCTCCTCCCGGTGTCTGGACCAGAAGATATCATCCGTCACTCTAAAGTCTCCTCTGACCTCAACAACTTCTATACGGATACGAGGATAACGACTTTCCATATGTTCCTTAACCTCATGTGCATCTTCCTCGTATCTGTAATTGCCATCCATGTAGGGCGTGCCGATAAATAAAACAACGTACCCAGGTTCTTCGTTAAAACTATGTCTACCATCACCTTTCATTATTCAATCTCCCAAGGTCTTTCCATTTCGTTTGATACCAAGTAATGCCACACTGCCTTACCAGGCACCGCATGCGTCTTGACTATATTACCCTTATATTTCTGCACGTAACTCACAGCTTTCATAGCAGCGCGTTCGCCGCTACTCATCTTCGCGTTGTGCAAAGCTTCCTGGGCCAGGATCTCTAACTCCTTGCGCTTATAAAAGGTCGTACTGCTCATCGCTTCAACAACCACCTTAGCGATCTTGACTTCATCTTCCTCACTGATCTCTTTCTTCTCTCTCGGAGTCCACTCGTTCACCTTCCACAATCCCTCATCAAAGTTGAAGTGCGCGAGATGTTCTTCAGGTTCCTTTGCGTTACGCGCTTCGTAGAACATGTTGACTTCAGGTTTCTCACCACTGAGCTTAACGCCCGAGTCAAACCATCCTGCGAACACGGATCCACCCCGTGCAGACATGAACGTCTTGTCATCAGCCCGCTCCTTGCCGGTATGATGTGCGAGGATCACTGACACGTTATTCATCTCCATGAGCATATCGATTCGGTCCATCAGTCTACGGATGTCCGAATTGTTGTTCTCTTCCCCGTCAAAGAAGTTAATGACTGGGTCGATCATCACGATGTCAGGCTCATGAAAGGCCACCTCATCACTGAATGCCTGTATGTCTGCATCCTTCATGAGGTTCTTGCGCAACCGACCACTGATGATCAGGTTGTCAAATCCAATTCGCCGCAGTTCATCGTCTGCTGCAAAGCGTTTGTAATACAATTCAATCCTGCGCTTGAGGAATTCAGCAATGATCTCTGCCTGAAACCATACGACCTTAAGCGGTTTGTTAAAGGGTACATCCATGAAGTCGGTTCCGGTCGTTGCCCCAGCCGCGAATGCACCCAGCCAGTTAGACTTACCTATCTTGGGCTTACCAAGCAGTAGTACCCTGCTCTTCTCAAAGATGAACGCATCACCCCAGTACTGCTCGATCTTATTATCATCGAGCTCTGACCACTCGGTAGCACTGAACGGCTTGAGTCCCATGGGTCCCGACTCAGGCTTCTCTTCAACCTCTTCCTCAACAACGACC